ACTCAACGGCATATAGTTAGTAGGTACCAACACCTGACTCTCGTCAACCAATGTTCCGTATCCTAGAGCTTCTCTAATCTCATCCTGACTGAATACCATAGCCTGACGCATCCAATGTACCAACTCCTTCTTATCACCTTCCAATTCAGGATATACGTCAGTATCTGAGATCACTACCAAGGTATTGTCACCATACCACTCTCTAGCCATCTTAGTCCACACGTCATCCATCTTTCTAAGCAATGGCAATACGCAGTTCGTAACTACTCTAGTGTCACCTGTCTCACTATTGGCCAATGTTCCCTGCGGAGTCAACAACTGAGATGGGTATCCATAGATATTTGCAATCTGTCGTTCCAAGTCTTGATTAAAGTCCAATATACCCATGTCCACAGGACTCAAGCCAATCTGCACCCACTTCAAGTCACTTGGTGTTACAACAATATCTCCTGCGTTATGAGCCCCCATGTGGTTCTGTCTGAACGAATCGTTAATCGCTACAGCCTGCTCGGCAGTCAACTCTGACTGATCTGCGTGTCTAGCGTTACCGCTAACAATACCGCTAGGACCCATGTTCGCAAACAACGAACCTTGAGCAACATCTGCAAATCTCTTCTGAGAAATTACATTCAAGCTACTTCTTAGTGGGCTCAATCCCCAGAACGTACTCTCATACCCTTGCCACTCAGAAACAGGGTTGAAGTACTTAAAATGTGCTATCTGACTATTCGGGATTATATTCTCAAAGTTATATGTAATCGCATATCCTGCCAATGGATTTCTTCTATCCCCTGACATCACAGGCTTTACAGTCGGACTCGGTACACTCCACAACTCTACAGGCTGCTTGGCTCGCAATCCAACCCCAGGCACGCTCGCATACACAATCGCATTTCCTGTAATCAACAGATACCCTGCAACCTCTTCTCTCAACTGTCTACCTGTACTAGTCGGGTTCGGTCTATCCATCAGCTCCAAGAACGGATGCTGCTCAATCGACTCAAACGCCTTCACTCGCAACTTCGCCAACTCCGTAGCGTTCTCTCTACTCTTTAGATGCTTTTTCTTAGCAAAGTACTTCTCTGCAAATCGCTTGTCCTTGACCTTATACATCATCGGAATTGCGTCAGCAGACTTCTCTACAATCTTAGAAACCACAGACTGTACTACAGGGATACTCTTATACGCCTTATCTATAAATATGCTGTCCTTTGCATCGTAAGGCATCCAAACCCCCTTTATATACTGCCATTGCAACGCCTGCGGTAAGCCTAGCTCCTTAGTTCTAAATGCCTTGAGAAGATTCATCTATTTCTATTTTATTTGTAAAAGTACAAATTTTACCTAAATAATTTCCCCCTTATCAGCACAAACCCCTCACCCTTCTTCTTTACCATCAACTCAGTCAATCCCCACACCAACGCATCCACTCTATCGGGGCTCTTCCCCCTTTCAGGATCAAACGATACCATCTGATTCTCCAACGCAGGGAACTGACCAACGTGATACACCTTACCCTGCTCATACAGCGAGTACACAGGCTCCGCTCTCACATACTTCCCCTTCGTAGCACTCACCAACTTCACCCTCGTTCCAACACCCTGACTCTTCAACACAGCTTCCACCATGTCACCGCCCTGGTTCTTCTCCGCCACAATACAATCCGCATTCCACCTGAACGCAGCATCGTTAGCAATCTTACTCCAATGATTCGGTGAGTACTTCCCACTCAAGTCCTCCAACACATACGCATTCCCATCTCTGTCCTTACCACACACGATGATACCTGTCTCATCGCTATCCATGTTCGCAGTAATCGCAGGGTCTAACGCCACCACAATCCTATTCATGTTCGGTGCCTCTGCCAACCTCGCCTTCTTAATAATCTCCCTGTTCCACAGCAAGCCATCCTTATCATCCAACCACACCCCCAAGAACAAGTGAGCGTACCGATGTGGGTTCTCTACCTTCGACTTCTCCGCAGCCTTGACAAACGACTCACTCAAGTTCTGCTTATTATCCAAGTACGTAGTGTGGATGTAAGTAGTATCATCTCGCTTATCCCTGACAAACTGCTTATATATCCAATGACTCTTGAAACTAGGGTTCATCACCAAGATCACCCTATTCGGCCTATCCTTAGCCCTGATACTCAAATCAATCTTATCAAACACATCCTCATCTCCCAATTCCTCCGCTTCATCCAATACCCATGTCGTCACATTAGCAATCGACTTCAAGTTCGCAGTCGCAGTACCATGATTCGTCTTAATACCCCTGAACAATATCTTCGACCCTGTTCGCTTATTTATAATCTCAGTCTGAGTAATCTCAAAATCACCCTCCTTACCCATTATCTCAATCTTATCAATAAATTCAGGGATAATCGAAATAAACGCAGACACCAAGGTCCATCTAGTGAACAAAATCACATGACCCTTCTCATAAGTTAAGTTCAAGAGAAACAAGGCCAAAGTCCATGACTTACCCGAACCACGACCACCTGTAATCAAGTAGTACCTAGTCTCAGGATTCTCATAGAATAAAGGCTTGTAGTCAGGTAAGAGCTGAATCATTGAATATCTGAATTTTCACCATTTTGATTTTCCGTTTCATTCCTATACACTCAAGATAGGGGGTACCCCCTTTTTTGAATATCTGAATTTTCACCATTTGGGTTTTCCAACCAGTTCCCCTACACTCACAAGTATACCCTCCCCCTATTCTTCCGTATCTTCCTCATTTTCAGCGTGTTGTATTGCTACCTTGATAGTTTCTATTTGTTCGAACTCGATTTGTTCCGCTTCTTTGAACTCAATCTCTTTATTCAACCAACTAATAGGCGGAGCAATCGATTCACCATTTGTAGTCACGTCTATTTGTTGTTTGGGTAGCCCATATCGGTAACTAAGCCAAAGTTTCAACGCTCCCGTATCACCTTGTTGACATTTGTAAAATAGGGCTTTCCAAATTTCATCTGGAACGCTAATTGCATCCATACTTTCAACCAACTTTACTTCGTTAACTTTTGGTTTCCTTCCAGAACCTTCGCGTTTTCCTCCTTTTGGCATAAATAAACAATTTCCTTACATCCGTAATAATCTATGAAAAATCCGATTAATCAAAACTAACTAATTTAGACTAATTATAAATTAATTAATTATAAACAATTATTTGCAACTATTAAAAACCTTTGTAACTTTGCTACATGTTTAACTCAAAACCAATTTCAAACTATGAAAAATTACCGTTTAACCTACAAAAAACTAGACCGTCATGGTATGTATGAAACAATTTTCACAACAATTATTCAGGCAAAAAGCGCACGTGGAGCTAAAATGAAGGCTAAAAATTTAGCTCCTTTCAATTGGAGCTCGAGGGATATTATAAGCCTGGAAAGCGAATTGAATTTAAAATTGGATAAAATTGAATTTAACTACTGAAAAAATGAAAAAAGGACTTAAAGTAATTGGAAAGATTATTTATGTGATCATCGGATTTTTACCTATTCTATTCCTGGGATATTTATTAGGACTTAAATTATTAGCTAACTAAAAACACAAAACACAACATGGAAAATTTTGATTTTTACATTGACAGAAAAGTAAGTATATGGGTACGGGAATTTCACTCGCTAGAGGCTGAATCTTTGGAGGAAGCAAAGGAAAAAATGCTTGAAGAGTTTGATAATGGCTATGGGGATTATCTATGTGACAGAGAGGAATTTTGGGATACTTACACGGAATTAACACCTAGTCAAAATGGCGGAAATTCAACGGCTGAATTATATTTTGAAAAAACAAATCAATTGATAAAAAATAATAAGGATTAAATTTTAACTAAAAACATGGAAAATCTAATTAAAGAAATCAATTCTATTCTAGAAAACTATGGTTCGTTTTCAATTTATGAACTAGATAAAAAACAAGAATCAATTTTTGTAAGTCAGTTAGGGCAATACATTGGACTTGCTGAATACTTTGCCCTAGATTTTTGCGGAATTTCTATCTACGATTCCAATGGATTTAATAGCAATTATAAACTAAAATATGAGGATTTAAGCGAAAATACACTAACTGAAATTTTAAACCTTTGCCAGCAATGGGAAAAGGAATCAATTTAATCTAATTAAACTAAAAAATCATGATCAAACTATTAGGAAAAGCAAATAGCAAGCTCCAAAAAACAGAAGAATACTTTAATGTAAAAATTTTCAATTTCTCAATTCCAGCGGGAAATGACAAAAAAACGGGAAAACTTATTTGCGCTTTTGCAAAAGAATGTTTAAAGCTATGTTATGCAAAAAAGGGAAATTACCGTTTTACCAGCGTAGAAAAAGGAATGAGCTACCGCTACGAATTAAGCAAGCAAGAAAATTTTATTGAGTTAATTGATAAGGCAATAAAGAAGGTAAAAACGGATAAACAGATATATATTCGGATACATGATTCAGGGGATTTCTATTCCCCTAGTTACTTTGCAAAATGGTTACAAATTGCGCGTTTGAATCCGTCCGTCCGTTTCTATGCATATACAAAGAGTCACTCTTTTATCCGTGGTAATTTTGATATTCCAGAAAATTTTGACCTTATTTTTTCCCTAGGTTCAAAAAATGACGAATTAATAAACCTAGATACTGAAAGGCACGCTAAAATTTTCGATTCATTGGAGGAATTAGAGAGTAACGGATATTTTGATTCCAGCGTTTACGATTTAAACGCCACAAAATGGATTTCAGCAAATAAGAAAGTAGGACTAATAATTCACTAATTGCAGGGACCTATTTAGGTCCCTTTTTTTTACTAAATAAAAACCAATCAAAACATGCAAACCGAAAAAATCAATTTAGACCAAGATATTAATACAAATAAACTTTTGGCCCGCCTAATTATTTTACTTAGAAAATTACCAGATTTATATCATCCTAACTATGAATCAATAGCCCGCCAACTTGTTAGGGATAATTTTGAATCTGGAAAAATAAAAGCCTTTGAAGATCATTTTATTCTATTTTCAATCGGTCGGCCTTCCGTATTTGACCAAGTTAAATAAGGGGATTAATATCCCCCCTTTTTTTAAGCCTATTTTAAGCCGTTTTAAGACCTTCAAATTCTTTGCCTATGTAATGATACCAAAATAAAAATATCGCCACGCTACGGGCTTAAAAATAGCCCGTGTTGACTTACTAGGTTTAGCCTTGCCATGCCATGCCGTGACGCGCCCGACCGCGACCAATGGCGGCCGACCGCGACCGCGTGACCGTACCCCATAGTGTAAAACATGGGGTAGTGGAAAACATGGCCTAGTGGAAAACATGGGGTAGTGGAAAACAGAACCAGTTCTGGAACCAGTTCTAACTGGTTACACTCGACCCATAGTGGAAAACAAAACCCATAGTGTAAAACAGAATCATTCTAAATAAGCCCTTAGTGGAAAATAAAATTAATTATTTACTTGCATTGAATATAGAGTTTTGTAAATTCGCATACACTAAACACAAACAATATGTTAAAAGACCATTATTACTGCTTAGATTTTTCTGGCCTCACCCTAGAACTTGAATCCTTCGAGAACCAGGGCATTGCCTTAGAACTCTATTTCGGTGGGGGAAAGTCCCTGACCTTGGA